GTCGAACCCGGGCGTGCCGAACGAGGCCGACTTGAGGCCGAACAGCACGGTCACGCGGGACGCGCTGTTGACCGCCTTCGCCCACGGCGTGGCGAGGATGCCCGGTACAGGTTGCATGCCGTCGGCTCCGACTTGCGACAGGACCCGCTGCAGGCGGGCTTGGGTTGCATTGCTGGCAGTGCGCTTCATGGTGGCTCCATGGTGAGAAAGCCCCGGCCGAATGACCGGGGAGACGCAACGACGTCTGGCCTGCCCTGATCGGGCAAGCCGCACGGCGCTACTCGCAGACGTTGCAGCCGACGCGGGACACGACGGCACCGCAGCAGCCGCACACGCTGTCGGGCAGCAGATGCTCGGGCACCGCGACCGGAGATTGCACCGGACGCACCAGACCGACAGAGTGGCGGACCGCCTTGCGGGCGGGCTTGCGGGTGGGGCGGGACTGCGCCACGGCAGCAGCGGCGACAGCGGCGGACGACAGCTTGTGGATAGGGGTGCGAAACATGGTTGGCTCCTAGCAGGTTGCCGGGCTGGCTGGCCCGGTAGACGGTGGACCCGTCTCGTCTGTACCCGCTGTCGCAGGCACAAGCGGGACGGGTGTCCCTTGGAGGGTTGCGCGGGTCGCTACGCCGCGCTCTCCCTGCCGGACGGGTCAGGCACCATGACCCCGCTCTGCCCACCTCGTATGCCCCCTCTGTGACAGAGCGGAGCGGCGGGACCGGCGTCGATGCGGTGGACTGCAGCGACAGGAGCCACCGTACAGATCGCCCCAACCGTTGTCAAATCGAAACAGTTTCCCCTATGACAGAGCCGACCATCCTCGCTTCGCCCGCCGCGACAAAGCCTGCCGTGCCCTGCCTGCCGTGGCACCTCTCCCTCTGTACGACGCTATGGCATGGCACTGACCCATGCACTGCACTGCGCCCTGCTGTGGCAGTGACGTCCCACACATGCACAGCGCACCGTCTCTGGGAGCCACCCTCTGGGTGGCAACACGCTGACGCAGAACGACTTCATCCCGCGCACCCTCCCCACTCTGCCAACAGAGACGCCTATCACCGCCACGACGCACCCCACCCGTAGGGGGTGCATCCCTCCCGCGTCGGCCACCCGCATCCCCGTTGACAGGGGTGCCCCCTTACGAATCAATGGCTTACTCTGTTCACTCCCTCTGTTGCCCCCCTGCGCAACAGACGTATGTCGTTGATCTGTCAGGGGAATCCGGCTGGCCGCCGCTCTGTTGGTGGGAACGCGACCGCCGCGGGGGCCACCCGAATCGCCACAGGGCCACCCCCGGGTGGGGCTTGAGCCTCAACGTATCCCCCCCACTCGCGCCGTTCCTCACCACAGATCCTGTTGCGGTAACCTGTTGACATGAAGCCACCCCTCTGCCGCCTGTGCAAAGCCGCCCACTGGTCGTATCAGGATCACCAGTACAAGGAGAACGGAGAGCCGCAGGACCCCACCCCTCCCGAGGTGACGGTGGCAGCCCCACCCCACGTCGAGGGCGGTGTCACCAGTGCCCCCGTCGAGGAGCCTCCACCGTTACCCATCCCCACCCCACTGCCAGACCCAGCACCGGTGCCTTCTCCACAGGTCGTCGAGACGGCCACGGGGGCACGCAGGGTTCTGTCGGGGGAGGAGAAGCGGGAACAGAAAAGGGTGAGGGAGCGGGAACGCTGGAGGCGGAAGCGGGAGGCCCTGAAAACCAAGGCCGCAGCACCCCCCGGGGCTTAAGGAACCTGCCCCAGCACCACCCCATTTCCACCCATTCCCGCCCACCAGCGGTGACGCTTCGCCCCACAGAGAGGACGCCATGACGTACGAACCCCCGGTCATCCTGCCGCCCGAACCCCCACCCAAGCCGGAGGGGCCGGACCAGACGTCGTGCCCGTTCTGTGCCGAGATCGCGGATCGCGCTGGGGTGGTGTGGCAGTGCCGGAACATCTCGGATCACCACTGGCCGGTGCCGGACCGGCCACCCCCGGTCATGGACTACGAGACGCTGGTGAAGAAGCAGGCGCTGGAGGATGCGCTCACGGAACGAGGGCAGACGTCCTCGTAATTCTCGACACGGCCGGAGTACACCTGTACTCCAACAGAACAGAGCCACGAGGAAATGTCTTGCCTGACGGTGCTGGCATGGGTAGGCTCGCCAGCCACGAGCCTACCCATCCGCCGTCGCTCTGTTGTGTGAATTTCTTCTGGAATTCACATGGGTCCGCCTCGATGCTCTGTCGCGTGTTGACAGAACCCGCTATGCTCGCCGGCAGAGAGAGAGTGCGATGGCGACCAAGAAGGCGGCGAAAGCCCCCGACACCCACGATGCGCGTGCGCGCCGGGATCTGAGTCCCGAGGCGCAGCGGCGCAAGGCGGAAACCTGCCGCCTGCGGATTCAGACCTCTGTCCTGATCGACCGCGTGCAGAAGCACGCCATGGGCAAGGTCCAGATGACCCCCACCCAGCTTTCCGCTGCGCAAGCCCTGTTGCGCAAGACGCTCCCCGATCTGGTGGGCGTGAAGGCCGAAGTCGATTTCTCCCCCGTCGTGTTCAACTTCAGCATCGACCCCGTCAAGGAGTAGTGCATGGACTACGCCACCCCGCGTCGCGTCGTTGTGGACGCCGCCAGCACCGAGCCAGTCGCCGTGTACGGCTACTCCTGCAAGCTCATGGGTCTGTTCTGCGCGTCGGTGGGCCTCACCGGCCTGCCGGTCGATCCGCCGCCCACCACGCCACCCCCGGTGGTGGTCGATCCGGTCGCCCCCAGCATCACCTCGGTCACGCCCGACACGGGTCCCGACGGCACCAGCGTGGTGATCGCCGGCACCGGCTTCGGGGTGCAGGGACCCGGCTCCGCAGTGACCATCGGGGCCACGCTCAACAACGCGCAGGCCACCATCGTGTCGTGGGCCGATGACCAGATCGAGGTCAGCGTGGTGCAGGACACCCTGCCGGCCGACATGCCGCTGCCGGTGTTCGTGACCAACGACGCGGGTCTGGTGAGCGAGGGCGAGCCGGCCCCGTCGTTCACCTTCGCCGCCGCGGCGCGCGCGGGCAAGCGCGGCGCCAAGCGCACCCGCCACAGCCGCACCGGGACCCCCGAGGTCGAGGAGTTGACCATGCCGGACTTCCCGTCCGGCGCGGGCCTCATGCTCACCTCCGCGGACGGGACCAAGATCGTGGTCGGCCCGTTCGAGATGGAGGCGGGACGTCTGTACACGCTGCCGGTGCAGTTCTCGCACGGCATCGCGGTGGTCGCCTCCGGCCCGGTGGACGTGACCTTCCTGTTCGCCGAGTAGTCCGGCCAGAGAGAACGGGGTGAATCCGCTCACGGTGGAGGCCACGCCGCAGGTCGAGACGGTGACGTACACGCCGCCCGGCCCGCAGGCGCAAGCCTTCCATCGTGCCAAGGGCTTCGTGCGCGGACTCATGGGGCCGGTCGGCTCCGGCAAGTCCTCGTCGTGCTGCGTGGAGATCGTCCACCACGCCCTTCGACAGAGGCCCTACCGCAACACGCGCCACGCGCGCTGGGCGGTGATCCGCAACACCTTCCCTGAACTCAAGTCCACCACCATCAAGACGTGGCAGATGTGGTTTCCCGACAGCATCGCGCCGATGCGCTGGGACTCCCCGATCACCAGCCACATGAAGGTGCCGGACATCGGCGATGGAACCGCGCTGGATCTGGAGGTTCTGTTCATCGCGCTCGATTCGCCGGAGGACACCGGCAAGCTGCGCTCCCTTGAACTCACCGGCGCGTGGATCAACGAGTGCAGCGAGGTGCCCAAGGAAGTGTTCGACATGCTGACCCAGCGCGTCGGACGCTACCCGCCGAAGTCATGGGGTGGGCCGGTGGACACCGGCGTGATCCTCGACACCAATCCGCCCGACGACGATCACTGGTACTACAAGTTCGCCGAGGAGGACACACCTGTTGACTGGAAGTTCTTCCGTCAACCGGGCGCGCTGCTGCACCAGCCGAAGGACCGTCAGGGTCTGACCCGACTCGACAGCGCGCAGGACGTGGACGACTACACGCCCAACCCGCTCGCCGAGAACGTACAGAACATCAGCAACGGCTACGGCTACTGGATGAACCAGATCCCGGGCAAGAATCAGGACTGGATCAACGTCTTCCTGCTCGGCAAGTACGGCACCACCGCGGATGGGAAACCGGTGTTTCCCGAGTTCGACGACGCGGTTCACGTCGCCAAGGCCCCGCTCAACTACATCCCCGGCGCGCGTCTGTTCGCGGGGTGGGACTTCGGCCTCACGCCGGCCTGCATCATCGGCCAGATCACGCCCCGGGGTCAGCTACAGATCCTGCGCGAGTACGTTGCCGAGGACATGGGCATCCGCCAGTTCGCGCGCACCGTGGTCAAGCCGGCGATGGTCAACACGTTCCCGCTGATGAAGGTCGAGTCGGCCTGCGATCCGGCCGGCAACGTCCGTTCACAGATCGACGAGAAGACCTGCGTGCAGGAGTTGCTGGAGGCCGGTCTGTACACCGAGACGGCCTCGACCAACGACTTCATCCAGCGCCGTGAAGCGGTCGCCTACTTCCTCACCCAGTTGAACGAGGGCCAGCCCGGCTTCCTGCTCGACCCGTCCTGCTCGCAGTTGCGCAAGGGCTTCAACGGCAAGTACCGCTACGAGCGCGTGAAGGCGGCCGGCGAACGCTACAAGGACCGTCCGCTGAAGGACCAGTTCTCGCATCCGCACGACGCGTTGCAGTACCTGTGCATGCGAATCCGCGCGGCGATGAATCCGGTGCGCGCGCGGCCGGTGGTCCAGAAGAAAGCGAGTGGTTGGACCTAGAACCATGCCCTACAAAGACCCAGAAAAGCAGCGCGAGTGGTACGCCTTGAACAAGGACAAGGTCGCGGCCAACCACCGGAAGTGGCGGGCGGCGAACAAGCTCAAGTACAACGCGTATCAACTGTCGCGCGTGAAGCGAAAGAGCATGACGACACCAAAGGAGCCGAATCGGCGCAAGCTGATGGCTCTGTTCTACGAGATGGCGAAGCTCGAAACGGAAAGGACCGGCAGGCGCGTCGAGGTCGATCACATCGTGCCGTTGCGGAATCGCTTGGTGTCGGGGCTGCACAATGAATTCAATCTGCAACTCCTGTTTTCGGAAGACAACCGGGCCAAGCGCAATGTTGTGTGGCCGGAGATGCCATCGTGATTAACAACCTGCCCAGCAAGTCGGCCGACGTCATCTATCTGGACCGGCCGAACCCGGATCAACAGATCACCATCAGCGCCAGCGCGCCCGGTGCGGCGAACTCGCCGATGCTGCAGAGCAGTCTGTCCGCGCACCTCAATCTCTGTTGGGAGCGTGCCAAGAACGAGAAGAACACGATGCTGCAGGAGCGGCTGCTCAAGTGCGAGCGCCAACGCCGCGGCATCTACGACCCGGACAAGGCGGTGGACATCGCCGCCACCGGCGGGTCGAACATCTACATGATGCTCACCGACGTGAAGTGCCGCGCGGCGGAGTCATGGATCAAGGATGTCCTCGCCTCCGCGGGCACCGACGTGTTCGATCTCGACCCTGCCCAGAACCCGGAACTGCCGCCGGAGTTCAAGCAACAGATCATCAATCAGGTGCGCTCGGAAGCCATCAAGGCGATCCAAGAGGGCGGCCCCGGGTCGATCACGCCGGCCGATGTCGCCACCCGCCTGACCGAGATCCACGACCGCGCTCTGTTCATGCTGCGCGACGCCGCCGACAAGACCTCGCAGCGCATGGAAAACAAGATGCGCGACCAGTTGCACGAGGGCGGCTACGAGATGGCGTTCTCGGACTTCATCAACGATTTCGTGACCTACCCGACCGCCATCGTCAAGGGACCCATCGTCAAGCGCAAGGCGCGCATGACGTGGGGGCCGAACTTCGAGCCGGTGCAGGTCAACGATCTGGTGCAGGCGTTCAAGCGCGTGTCGCCGTACGACATCTATCCGTCGCCCGGTTCATCGGGTCCCAACGACGGCTTCCTGATCGAGCGGCACCGCATGATGGCGCCCGCTCTGTACGACATGATCGGCACGCCCGGCTACAACTCCAAGGCGATCACCGCGGCCCTCGACGCGTACCCACGCGGCTACAAGAACTGGCTGATGGGCGACACGCAGCGCGATCTGATGGAGGGCAAGAACCTGATGTGGCAGAGCGAAGAACTCGACGTGCTGGAGTACTGGGGCACGGTGTCGGGCAAATCGCTGCGCGAGTGGGGCTACAAGGGCAAGCTGGAGGACAACAAGCCGTACGAGGTCAACGCGTGGTGGATCGGGCCGCACGTCCTGAAGGCGGTGATCAACCCGCATCCGCTCGGCGCGCGCCCCTACGACGTGTCGTCGTGGCAGAAGATCCCGGGTGCGTTCTGGGGCATTGCATTGCCCGAACTGATGTACGACATCCAGACCGTCTGTAATGGCGCGGCGCGGGCGCTGGCGAACAACATGGCGATTGCCTCCGGCCCGCAGGTCGAGGTGATCGTGGATCGCTTGCCCGAGGGCGAGGACATCACCTCGATGTTCCCGTGGAAGATCTGGCAGATGACGTCGGATCGCACCGGCGGCGGACAGAGGGCGGTCAACTTCTTCCAGCCCCAGAGCAACGCCAACGAGTTGATGGGCATCTACCTGCAATTCTC